CGGTCGGCGTTGCTGCGTCTGGACGGAAAAGGGTTGATTGGGAAGCGGTCGAAAGGGACTACCGCGTAGACAAATTCACCCTGCGTGAGTTGGCTCAGAAGCATGGCGCCAACCATGCGACGATTGCCAGAAGAGCAGACCGTGAGGGGTGGACCAAAGACCTAACGGGCGCAATCCGCCAGGCGACAAATGCACGGGTGATTGCTGAGACGGTGCAGCAAAAATGCGACACAGCGCAACAAAATGCGACAGATGCTGTGCTTGTCGCAGCAGAGATAAACACCCGCGTCATCCTTGGCCACCGTCAAGGACTCAGCCGACTCACCGAGATCAAGGGCAAGCTGCTGGCTCAGATTGAGCAAGCCGCCGAGCACATGGTCGATCTGGCCGAAGTGATCGAGATGGTGCGCAAACCAGACGACAACGGCATCGACCGCGCTAACGATGCACTACGAAAAGCCATGAGCCGCTCCGCTCTCGTGGATGACCTCAAGAAACTAGCCGATGTGGATGAAAAGGTGCGCAAAGGCGAGCGCGAAGCCTTCAGCTTGGATGTCGAAGCGAAGCAAGATGACTCCGGGCTGGAGAAGATGGCAACCGACGAACTCAAACGGCTGCGGGCGAGGTTGATGCATGACTGATGCACTGCGCGCCGTGATGTTGGCTCAGATCGACAAAGAGCTGTCCAACCGCCAGCTTGAGCAGTACCTACCTTACGCCAAGCAGTGCGACTTTCACCGGGCTGGCGCGAAGTTTAGCGAACGCCTGTTCATGGCCGGCAACCAGCTTGGCAAGACCAAAGCAGGCGGCGCAGAGTGGGCTATGCACTTGACGGGGCGGTATCCAGACTGGTGGGACGGCGCGGAATTCAAGAAGCCCGTGCTCTTTTGGGCGGGGTCAGTCACCAGTGAAGCGACACGCGATAACCCGCAGCGCATGTTGATTGGCCCGCCAGCCACATCCGAAGCCTGGGGGACGGGCATGATCCCGCGTGATGCCCTCATTAGTACGACGCGGGCCATGGGTGTCCCCAATCTGCTCGATGGCGCTGTGATCCGATGGGGCGGCGGGGGTGACGTGCAGGCGGGCGAGTCGATCATTGCCTTCAAGTCCTACGAAAAAGGCCGTGAAAAGTGGCAAGGCCCGACAGTGGACGGGGTTTGGTTCGATGAGGAGCCCCCAGAGGACATCTACGCCGAAGGGTTGACCCGCACGAACAACGGGCAGCGCAGCCAGTTTGCGATGACCACCTTCACGCCGCTGCTGGGCATGTCCAAGGTCGTGATGCGCTTTCTCACGCCGAAAGAAGGCGATGCAGGAGCCAAGGCCCGACACGTCACCAGCATGACGATATGGGACGTCGATCACTACACCGACGAGCAAAAGGCCGCAATTGTCGCCAGCTATCCAGCGCACGAACGTGATGCACGGTCAAAAGGCATCCCCACACTTGGCAGCGGGCGCATCTTCCCTGTGCCCGAAGATAGCCTGAAGATTCCAGCCTTTCCCATACCAGCCCACTGGGCGCGCATCAATGGTCTTGATTTCGGCTGGGACCACCCCACGGGCGCCGTGCAGCTGGCATGGGACCGGGACAACGATTGCATCTACGTCACCCAGGCTCACAGGCAATCCGAGGCTACGCCGATCATCCATGCCGCCGCTATCAAGGCATGGGGCCCATGGGTGCCTACAGCATGGCCACATGACGGTCTGCAACACGACAAAGGTAGCGGGGAACAGATCGCGAGGCAGTACGCGAATGCTGGATTGCTCATGCTCAAAGACCGGGCCACCTTTGAGGATGGCACGAACGGTGTCGAAGCTGGTTTGATGGAGATGCTGGAGCGCATGCAAACCGGACGACTCAAGGTGTTCAGCCATCTAGAAGATTGGTTCAGCGAGTTTCGCCTGTACCACCGCAAGGATGGCAAGGTCGTGAAGCTCCAGGATGACCTCTTAAGCGCCACGCGGTACGCCGTGATGATGAGACGAAAAGCAATCACTAAACCTGTGCCTGCCCGCATATCTGCCGGCTGGGCTCCACTTGACCGAGAAGTAGGGTACTGACATGCAAGCCACTGAAGAAAAAATGGGCATGCAGCCCGACAGCGACGAGCCACAGCGCGACATGCGGGCTGAGTTTGTCACCACGCTTCTTGCCAAGCGCCGGGAAGCCATTGCGGGCCGCTCAGGTTCCGGCATCGAAGAAGAGTGGACAGAAGACGAAGAGCACTACCAAGGCATTGATGATGCAAACCGCGCCTTCCAGAACGCGAATCAGCTTTACCGGACCAGAAAAGCCGCGCTGACAGGCACGCAATCCACGAAGGCAGGCCCGACCCGCTCCGTCATCTTTCTAAACATCACCCGCCCCTACGTCGATGCAGCCTCTGCGCGTGTGTCGGACATGCTACTGCCCACGGATGATCGTGCCTGGGAGATCAAGCCGACGCCACTTCCCCGCCTGAGTCAGACCCAGCTCACAAAGCTGGGTGAAGCTCTTGGCGTCAGTGACCCAGCAGAAGTGCAAGCACAGATCGAAGCGAGACAAGAGGCGGCAAAAGAGTCTGCGACGCGCATGCAGACTGCCATCGAAGACCCGCTGGTCGAGAGCAACTGGCACGGCGAAGTACGCCAGGTGATTGAGGATGCAGCGCGGATTGGCTCAGGCGTGCTCAAAGGGCCTTTCCCTATTTCCCGCTCCGTTCGCCTGACTACAAAGAGCCCTGTCACTGGATTGACCGAGTACGTCAAAGCCGAAGAGATCAAGCCGGGCTCCAAGCGCATCGATTCCTGGAACTTCTTCCCGGATCCGGCTTGCGGGGAAAACCTACACAACGGGTCGTACACCTGGGAGCGCGAGTTCATCGGACGGCGACAGATCAAGGACATGCTCGCCGATCCGAGTTATGACCGTGAGCAGTTGATTGCCGTGCTTCGGGAAGGCCCGGCCATGACCCGAGAAGGCTCGGAAGCCGTCTACCGCCCAAGCGAGGATGAGTTCGAGATGTGGATTTTCTACGGCCACTGTGCTGGTGAGCATCTGACAAAACTCGGCGTCAGCACGGATGACATCGATGAGGATCGAGTGCCAACGATGGCTGTGATGATCAATGACCGCATGGTCAAGGTCGTGGAAAGCCCCATCGAGAACGGAGAGTTCCCCTATGACGTACTGGCTTGGCAGCGACGGCCAGGCATGCCATGGGGCATGGGCATCTCTCGCCAGATCAGGACGGTGCAACGCATGCTCAACGGATCGTGCAGAGCCATGATGGATAACTCCGGCTTGTCCGCTGCACCTCAAATCGTGATCGGCAACGGCATCACACCGTCGGATGGCGACTACAGCCTGCGCCCCGGCAAAGTGTGGCGCGCAGAAACCAACGCTGATGTGCCGGACGTAAGAGGGGCATTCAGCGCGTTCGTGGTTCCAAGTGTCCAAGGCGAGCTGATGAACATCATCAACTTCTCCCTCAAGATGGCCGAGGACACGACGGGTATGCCTGCCATGCTCCAAGGCATCCGGGGTGACGCGCCGCAGACGCTGGGCGGCATGCAGATGCAGAACAACAACGCCACCAGCGTCTTGAGACGATTGGCCAAGCGTTTCGACGACTATGTGACGCGCCCTCATGTCAAGCGGTATTTCGACTGGATGATGGAGTACTCGGACGATGAGTCGATCAAGGGGGACTTTGAGATCGAGGTTCGGGCATCGTCGGCACTCGTAGAGCGTGACGCGCAGCAGCAATTCCTGCTTCAGATGGTTGGCCTTGCAAGGGATCCGGCTTACGAGATCGATCCGGCCAAGCTCTTTGCCGAACTCTGCAAGGGCCAGAGGCTCGACCCCAAGAACTTCCAGCTTGACGATCGGCAAAAACAGGCGCGTTCGCAAGAGGGGCAAGACCCCACTTTGCAAGCCAAGGCCAAGCTACTGGAGGCTCAGACCGAAAAAGCACTGGCAGGCGCACGTCGAGAGGATGCCCAGGCTACGAATACCGGCATGGAAACACTCTACTCCGGCGTGCAAACCGGACAAGCAATCTCGATGAATCCGGCGGTTGCGGGGCTGGCCGATGGCCTGGCTCGCTCGGCTGGCTTTAAAGATCAGGATGCGGCGCCGATCATCCCCGAGGCTCCTATCAGCATGGAGCCGGTGCCACCCGCCATGAACACCAATCCATTAACCCCCGCCAACCCAATGAGTCCGGAGATTGGCGTGCGCCATGGCATCGAAACGATGGCGCCAGACAGCGAACCCCCGGTAAGGTTTGATGAGGGCGTGTAGAGCGGGAACACTGCGAGACATGAATGGTATTGACTTCACATCCCCCACCTGGAGGACGCTGGCCCGCCACGCTGACCAGCAGATTTCCACACTGAGGGAAAAGAACGACAGCCAAACATTGGATGCCCTGCGAACCGCTGAATTGCGTGGACGCATCGCAGCCTGGAAGGATTTGCTGGCACTGGCTAAACCAGTCCCGGCGCAACCCGCTGACGTCGGTTCTTACTGACCTTGGCACTTGAACAGGAGTGCATGACACATGGACGAACAGCAGCAAGAGCTAGCCGCTTTTGAAAGCAGCATCGCCGGTACTGAGCCGACTCCAGCCGCCGCTACGGAACCCGTAGCCGAGGTTGCGAGAGAGGTTGCACCGGAGGCTGCGACTGTTGCCGAAGAACCTACAGAGACTCCCGAGCCTGCCAGCGAACCGCCAGCAGCAGAGGATGACCCGGAAGTGTTCGAAGGCTTCAAAAAGAGCGAAGTCAAGCGATTGCTGACGCAAGCCGCCGAGGTGGAGGGACTCAAGCAGCAACTGCGCAAGGCGCATGGAAAGATCGGCGAACTCAATAGCCGCATTCAGACCGCGCCTTCAGCGACTCCGACGCCAGCCCAGGCGCCCGAGCTTTCGCCCGAGTTGAAGCAGTTTGAAGAGGACTACCCCGACGTGGCCAAGTACGTCAAGAGTCTGGGCATCGTGCCAGTTCAACCGCAGGCCACTGCGCCCGCTGTCGAGCATCAACCTGTGGCCGCAGGCAATGACGCTCCAGCCGCCTCAGTGGACCCGCTGGATATCGAACTGGTCGTGATGGACCGCATGCACAAGGGATGGCGCGAAAAAGTGCAATCGCAGGAGTTTGGACTCTGGATTGCCTCCCAGGGGGAGCAGGTGCAACAGGCTTACGAGACGGCGAACACCGCCGACGGCCTGTCTGCCGTGATCGGTCAGTACGACCAGTGGGCCGCAGCCCGCACCGCAGCCGCAGACAAAGCGGCCAAGGGGCAGCAGCGACTCAAGGCGTCTCTGACCCCGGCAGGCAATGCACCCAGACCCATGGGCGCGCTGACGGAACAACAAGCTTTTGAGGCCGCGCTTAAAGGTTAAGCGGCTTCTTTTGGAGTAATGACATGACTGCATTTACCAGCCTCTCACCGCAGGAGCGCATCGGGAAACTGAAGGGCGACATCCTCAAACACGCCATGCCTGCCGAAGTTCTCGGCATCACTGGCCAACAGCGCGACATGCCCAAGAATCAGGGCAGGACCATCGTGCACCGTCGCTACCTGCCTTATGGCGCAGCCGCGACGAACTACAACACCATCAACCGCCCATCGGTGAGCGTCAATGCCCATCTGCTGGATGAGGGTGTGACTCCAACGGCTGACAGCCTGACTCCGGAGGACATCACTGTCACGCTGTCAGAGTACGGCTGCCTGTATCAACTCACGAACGTTGTCTCGGAAACCTACGAGGACGACGTCCCGGCAGAGATGAAAAAGCAGGTCGGTGAGCGCATTGCACTGGTCCGCGAGATGATCCGCTACGGCGTTCTGAAAGCGTGTACCAACGTGTTCCACGCTGGCGGCGGTTCGACCCGCCCCAGCGTGAATATGAAGATCACGCTGAACCAGCTTCGCAAGATAAGTCGCAACCTGCAAGCCAACCATTCCAAGCGCATCACCGGCATTCTGGAGCCTGGTCCGAAGATCGACACCCGTTCGGTCGAGGCGGCTTATCTGGTGTTTGCTCATACGGACGCCGAAGCCGACATTCGCGATCTGCCGGGCTTCAAGCATGTAGCCGAGTACGGTACGCGCAAGACCGTGTCGCCGTACGAAGTGGGCTCTTGCGAGAACTACCGCTTCATCTTGTCGCCCGAATTGGCTCCCTACGCCAACGAAGGTGCGGATATCGGTACGACCGGGCTGTCGAGCACAGGTGGCGTGAAGGTGGACGTGTACCCCTTCATCGTGGTGGGCGAGGACGCCTGGGGCCAAGTCGCGTTGCGCGGCCTGAACTCGATTGATCCAACCTACATCCCGACTGGGCAAAAGGACAAAAGCGATCCACTCGGCCAGCGCGGCTATGTGGGCGCCCGGTTCTACATGGCCTGCACGATGCTTAACGAAGGCTGGATGGCCGTCGCTGAAGCAGGTGTTTCCAGCCTGTCTTGATGACCACGGAGGGGCCTAAAAGCCCTTCCACATAGGAGAACCACATGGCCGAATCCATCACCCAACGCCTCGCCGCATCCGACATGAGCGGCGGCAGTGAGCGTGAATTGCTGGCTGTCCTGAAGTCCATTCGGGCAGACCTGCAAAACATCGCCACGCAGTTCAACCAACTGCGCACCGACTACAACGCCAACGCCACGATTGATGCGGACACCACTGCCGCTGCAATCACGATTGGCACCACCGCTTAAGGAGCATGATCATGGCCGATAACACAGCGGGTCAAACCCGCACGAAGTCCGACAAACAAGATTCGCCAGCCATCGCTCGCGGCAAGATTGTTTACGACGCCACCGCCATCACCGCCACCGACCACACCCGTGTTCTGACGGGATTCAGGCCACGTTACGTGCGCTTTGTGAACCTCACTGACCGCGTAGAAGTGGAATGGTTTGAAGGCATGGACGCCAATACCTGCCTGAAAACGGTGGCCGCTGGCACTCGCACCCTTGAAACCAACGCAGGTAACGGAGGCGTCACCGTCGATGACCGTGGTTTCCGCGTCCTGCAAAACGCCACGCTCGCGGCGGTTCTGGCATCCAAGACGATTATCTGGGAAGCACAAGGCTAACCAGCCCTCTGGCACCCCGGTTCAGGCCGGGTGCCTTTATCACGGAGAACCACGCATGAGCAGAAAACCCGCACTCGACGCCACCAACGAATACCTTGGCCAGACCAACACCATGGAGTTTGGAGTTGTCCCCGACCTCACGCCCGAAATCATCGACAACCCGGTGAGTATGGCTGACGTCGATCTGGAAGCATTCATGAACGAGCCTGTCATGGTCACGGTGCTGTCTGGTGGCCGTGACAATGAAATGCAGTTTGTGCAGGTGGCTGTCAACGGTATCACGCAGATGTTCGAGCGTGACCGTCCGATTGTGGTCAAGCGCAAGTATGTCGAGCGTCTGGCTCGCGCCAAGGAGACGGGCTACCGGCAAACCCTGGATAACCAACTGGTGGAACTGATGAACCGAATGACCAACCACCACAGCTTGCGCTACCCGTTCCAAGTCAACCGCGACGACAATCCGCGTGGTTCGGCATGGCTACGATCCATCCTGGCGGCGGCGTGACATGACCCTGGCGGAGTTGATCACGCTTTACCGCGCCGACTCCGGCGACGAAGCCACGCCCCCGTTTTGCTCGGATGCGCTGCTGACGATCTACGCAAATGAAGCAGAGGAAGAGGCTAGTCGCAGGGCCAAGCTGCTGCGGGACAGCACATCTTCCGTCTGCACGATTGCATTCGAAGCCGACGATGAAACCATATCGCTCGATCCGGTGATCCTTCAGGTTCTTCGGGTATTTGTGAATGGACGTGAGGCTTGCGTGGTTAACGTGGACCACATGGATTCCGTGATTCCGGGATGGCAGTTCAGCCTCAATCGCGACCGTCCGGTGCGCCTGGTGAGCGGCCTGACATCTGGCAAGTTGCATCTGTGGCCCAGACCCAAAGAGGATGGCGCGGTTACGCTGACTGTCGAAAGGCTCCCACTGGAGTCCATGAGCGCGACAACCGATGCCCCGGAAATCCGACCAGAATTGCATCGCTCGCTGGTGCCGTGGATGCTCTACCGCGCCTACAGCCGGGAAGATTCGGATCTGTACAACGACCGGAAAGCGGCTATTCATCTGGCGAAGTTTGAAGCCGAGTTCGGCCAGAAGGCCAGCGGGCGCAATGAAGAGTGGGTGAGGGCTGGCGAGAAGTCCGCGCCGGAACCCATCGCCTGAAAGATCAAGGAAACATCATGGCCACCACACTCTACGACGATCGACGCATTCCACGGCCCAACGCATTCGGTGACGCTGCGGCTGTCAGCAATGGCGGCGCGAACAGCCCATTCATGACGGCGCCTAGTGCGCGTGCTGGCGTTTCAGCAGGGCAGCCAAGAGTATCGCCCTTGGTGGCTCAGGCCGCACCAAAGCCATCAGCCACACCACGAACCAATACCCTGGTTGATGCTATCTCTGGTGCCAATAACGCCTCCATGCGCTACTCAGGCTTCCCGATGTCCTCGGAGCAGCGTGGCAGGGTAGGCGAGTACTTTCAGCAAGGCGAAGCATCCCGCCAATCTGCGGAAAAGGCCATTCAAGCAGGGATACCCTGGTCTGCCAGCACGGTAGCGCCACCAGCACCAAGCCCGGCACCAAGCGCCAATCAGCCCTTCTTGGACAACGCCCCGATGCCTGCCAATGATCCTGGTGGACGTGGTCTAGGCTTTCCTCCAGCACAAGCTCCAACCAACCCACTGGCCAGCGCAGTTGCTCCCGGCGTCTACACCCATGGCCGAGGCCAGTACAGCGACAGTCCGGACGGCATGGGCTTCAAGCCAGGCATGGGCAATCCAAGCCAAGCGAACATTCAAGCCGCTGACAACCTGATTTCCCGCATAGGCGCTGCATCACCGTCTCAGGCTCAACCGCAGGAGCAGGGCGGCATGTCCATCATGGGCGGTGGCGGGTTCGGGCTTCGTGATCCGAATGCACTGGCTGAACGCAATGCCTTGGTATCAGCAGGCAGTCTCCTGGCCGCAAAAGAGCGCGCAGGCGGCTTTGCAGGACGCCGAGGCGGTCAACCCGGTGTTGCTGCCGCAGATGTGGCCTTGCAGAACTTCTACAAGGACCGTGCTCAAGGCAATGAGCTGGCCAGCGCCGCCAACATTCAAGGCATGCGCACGCAAGCTGACCTGACCAGAACCGGCATGCAGGAGCAGGGTGCCAGTCAGCGTTCAATGGTTCAAGCCATGCTGGAGC